CTGAAGCACATTGGAGAAATCTTTTGTATAAATTATTAAAAAATTCTGTTTTGCATTATTCAAAAAATATAAATAAATTTGATATAAACTTAAAAACTATTGATGAGCTTACCTTATTAAAATATTCAGTTGGAGGTTTTTATAGACCCCATGTAGATAACTGTGAAAAATATTTTAGAGAAGTATCTGCAATTATTTTATTAAATAATGATTATGAAGGAGGAGAATTAGAATTTTGGGATCCAAGTATAAAAAAAGTTATTAAAATAATTAAACCAGAAGTTGGTAAATTAATAATGTGGCCTAGTAATTATTTATACCCACATGCGGTAAAACCAGTAACAAAAGGATTAAGGTATAGTATTGTATCATGGATGAAGTAAATAAATCATTAGTTATCTATATTAAAAATATTCTTACAAAAGATGAACGTAATTTATTATTTAATTATATGGATATGTTTCATAACAATAATCTTTCTGATCTTGAATTTAGTGATATGAGTCAGACAGGTTTAGGTGAAACTAGAAAGTATGGGGATACAATAATGGAAACATTGCTAATATCAAAAAAACCAATTATAGAAAAAGCTTTAAAACATGAATTGATACCTACATATTCTTTTTGGAGGCTATACACAAAATATTCATCCTTACCAGTACACACTGATAGACAATCCTGCGAAGTTACCATATCTATTAATGTAGGTACTGATAGAAAATATCCCATAAATATTGATGGCAAAGATATTTTAATTGACGAAGGAGATGGTGTTTTATATTTTGGTGCTTACTTACCACACTCAAGAAAAGAATTTGAAGGAGATTATGCGTATAATGTATTTTTACATTATGTATTAGCTAAGGGTGATATGACAGAATTTAAATATGATAAAAGACCTAACTTAGGATCGAGGAAACAATGAATTTTAATTTAAAAGAAAAACATTTAGAAATAGCTTTTAATAAAGAAGAAGTTAAAATTATAAATGAGAAAGGCCATGTTTCTTTAACGTTCACAGCTTCTAAAGATTTAATAAATAATCTTTCAAATGTTGTTATAAATTTACAAAGAGCTATTGTAGAAAAAGATAAAAATTTAGCTGAAAAAACGACAGTTCCAGGTGAGGAAATTAAAACTTCTTAGATATATGGATTATAGATTAAACGTTTCATACATGTTATAATCTACTATGCCTTTGACAAACGTACAGATAAGACCTGGATTTAATAAGCAAGTAACTCAAACTGGTGCTGAAGGACAGTGGACAGATGGAGATTTTGTAAGATTTAGATATGGCCTACCAGAAAAAATAGGTGGATGGCAGCAAATTACATTTAAAACACTTGTAGGCGCAGTCAGAGAACAATTAGTTTGGGCAGATTTAGATGGTAGAAGATACGTAGCGTTAGGGACAAATAAAGTTTTAGTAATTTATTTTGAAGGAGCTTTTTATGATGTTACTCCTTTAGATAGCGCCATTAGTGGAGCTACTTTTACAACAGCCAATACGAGTCCAACTGTGACAGTAAATAAAATTGCACATGGTTTATCTGCTGGAGATTTATTTACATTTACTTCTGTAACACCGCCAAGTGGAGCTGGTTATTCAGCTGCAGATTTTACGACTAATACTTTTCAAGTAGTAACCGTTCCATCGCAAGATACTTTTACAATTACTATGGCTGCTAATGCTGGAACTACTGTTGCGGCAAGTGGTTCTGCTGTAATTAATCCTTACGTCAAAGTTGGTCCTTTAAATCAAACCTCTGGTTTTGGATATGGTACATCAGGATGGGGAGGCTCATCTGGAGTTATATCAACATTGAATGGTTTGTTACAAGATGATGCAGCTGGTACAGGAGGGTCTGGTACTTCAATCACATTATCTTCCGTTGTTGGTTTTCCAACTTCTGGTACAATTAAAATAGGTACTGAATTTATAAGCTACACCGGTATATCCACTAATGATTTAACTGGTATTACTAGAGGAGTTGCTGGAACTCGATCGGCTCATTCTACAGGAGCTACTGTTGAAGCATATTTAGGGTGGGGAGTCGCTTCATTAACAGGAGGGGTAACTTTAGATTCCGCTTCTTGGTCATTAGATCACTTTGGATCTAAATTAATTGCAACTATAAAAAATGGAAAGACGTTCCAATGGGATACTATTAGCACGACTGGAGGAGCTTTAACAACAAGAGCTACTGTAGTCAGTGGTGCCCCTAGTACATCCGTTATGTCTATTGTTTCTGAAAGAGATAGACATTTAATTATGCTAGGCACAGAAACAACTATTGGTAATAGTTTTACTCAAGATAAAATGTTTATAAGATTTTCGGATCAAGAAGATATTTCAGATTACAGCCCTACTTCAGTTAATACATCGGGTACTTTTAGAATAGACTCTGGAACAAAAATTGTAGGTGCAGTAAGAGGAAAAGATTATATTTTAATTCTTACTGATACATCCGCTTATGTAATGCAATTTGTTGGTCCTCCATTTACTTTTTCAATAAGACAAGTTGGAAGTAATTGTGGAGCAATAGGCCAACACTCCATTAAATACATTAATGGTGCTGTATGGTGGATGGGGCAAGCAGGCGGTTTTTTTGTTTATGACGGAACTGTAAAATCTGTTCCTTGTTTAGTTGAAGATTTTGTCTTCACATCAAAAGGAGATAATTTAGGATTAAGTTACAGCAATGGTGAACAAATTTATGCATCCTTAAATCATCTCTACGAAGAAATAAGTTGGTTCTATCCTAAAAATGGTTCAAGTTTAATTGATAGAGTAGTAACTTATAATTATTCTGAGCAAACTTGGACTACTGGGTCATTATCTAGAACAACTTGGGCAGACGCAACTTTATATGATAATCCTTACGCCACTGAATTTATTGCAACAGGGACACCTAACTTTCCAACTATTCAAGGAGTTAATGCAGTTAACGGAGCCTCAACATATTATGCTCACGAAGAAGGTAATAATGAAGTAGATGCTTTTGGAACAAAAACAGCTATACCTGCTTTTATACAATCAGGTGATTTTGATTTAGGAGAAGGACAAGTATTTATGAGTATGCGAAGGTTTGTACCTGATTTTAAATTGATTACAGGCAATGCACAAGTAACAATTAATTTACGAGATTACCCAACGGACACCGCAACGTCTTCTCCTTTAGGACCATTTACAATATCAAACACAACTGATAAGGTAGATACTCGAGCAAGATCTAGATTTGCTAGTTTAAGAGTTGCCAATACTGCTATTGATGAAAATTGGAGATATGGTACTTTTAGAGCAGATATACAACCCGATGGAATGAGAGGATAATGGAACCAGATTTTTTACCACCACTATACGATGATATGAACCAAGGAATTGCTCCAATATATAATAATAATCTTATGGGTTCAGGAGCTATGCAAGGTCAAGATGGGGGTTTTCAAATGCCAGATCTAGGAACAATTGCAAAAAATCAAGTTAGGAATCAAGTTACTCAGGCAGTAGCAAGCAAATTAGGTTTACCTGAAATTGTAGGTAATGCTATGGGAACTAATGCAATATTTGGAAATCCATTTGGTTTAGGAATTTTAAATCCTGTTGGTTTAGGGATTGGAGCTTTAGCTAAATTTAACACAGATGCTCAGTCTAGTTTATTTGGAAGATCAAAAACAATTTCTTCGTATCTTCAAGCCAGAAGAGATGCAAAAATTAGAACAGCTGTAGGAAAAAGAGGTCTAGCAAAACAAAGTTTAAATAATCAAATTATTACTAATAATCCTAACATCAATTCTGATGGGGGTGGAATAGGATCTTCAAGAGGAGGTGAGCCTTCTCCAGGATCTACTGGAGCTGGTGGCTCAGATGCAATGGGTAGTTCGTAATGGCTAGGGTAGATATAATTATACCAGAGCCTACACCTACTTATACTGAGACAAATCAAAGACAGATAGCTCAAACTTTACAAACTCTTAAGGATAAGTTAAACACTTCTTATCAACAAGAACTTAAAAATGAACTAGATACATTTAATTATTTTTTATCATGACAATTAGATATAAAAATCAAGGTTACAAACAAGCTAGTACAGGTAAAACTACAGCACTGACATGCCCTAGTGATGCAACAATAATTGTTAAAAGTGTTTATTGTTCTAACAACGATGCCTCTTCAGGTATTTTAGTAAACATGAATTTGGTAGATGCTTCTGATTCAAGCACTGAGTATGAATTTTTTAGAGATGAAGTTGCCGCTAAATCACAAGTTAATGCTACACCTCAGGGTTTAAATTTAGAAGCAGGTGACGCAATAACAGTACAAGCAGCCGCAGGAAGTAATGCAATTCAAGGAGCAATAAGTTACGCACTGATAGATAGATCACAAGAAAATGGCTAAACAAAGTTTTAAATTCTTTACACCTAGGG